CATATATAAACCATATGTTTTTAAAGATACATAAAAACAAACATCAGGTTTAGATAATATTCCAGGAACATTCGCAACTGCGTTATCATATACCAATCCTAATTGGTCAACTGCGTTTGAGTTTGTTATCGCGGAAATTGCTTGACCTTGAAAATTAGCTGTTGCTGATGCCGCCCAACCTGCCGCATTAAAAACACCGTCATTTGATAAGAAACCAACAGAATTATTTGTTCCGTCTAATATTCCTCTCCATATTCCATTTTCAATTTGTTGTCCTGCATTCGCCGCAACGGTTGCCATTAAAAAGTCAGAAAATGATGTTGGCAAATCTCCGTTTCTGTCCATGTTTTCGCCAATCCATGTTGGGAAAACTGTCCCTCGGCAAATTTCCTCATTTACCTTGTATTGAGTTAGAGTTAACACTTGCTCGTCAAACGTTGTGTTAGAATTGTCAGTAAATCCACAAGCGTCAGCAACAACAGGAGTTGGAGAACCAACGTTTCCTAGAACTGCCTTTTTATTTAATCCGTCAATTTGACGAACAAATCCATTTGCCACCGTATCAGGTGATTTAACCGCTGCCGCAACGTATGGCAAGGCTAACTTGCCCGCGTATGTGTCGGCTATTACTTCAATGTCGAAGTTTCTTTTTTTGTTTAAATTGTCTTTTGCCATTGTAAAAAAAATTAAATTATTTATTTATTGTTTATGTAATAAGCCGCCCTTTGTTTTACGGACAGTTTTCTTAAATCCATTGTTGAGTTTGTATTTGAGCCCTCAGGATTATAACTTATAGTATCAGTTGCAGGTTGTTCGCTTAATTCAACAATTTTGCTGTTTAAATCTTCAACTTGCGTCATTAATTCGCTTATGATTTCTGATGACATTTCAGTTTTTTCTTCTGATAATTCTTCTGTTTCTTCCTCAGCTTTTTCTCCAAATACTTTTTCTTCTAGTTTTGCAACTCTGTCTTTCATCTCCTCAAAAGTCTTAGCCCAATCAGTCTCCTCTGCAACTGACTCCTCAGCTAATTCTTCCTCTTTAGGTTCTTCAACGCCCTCAGCGTCCTTTTCTTCGCCTAAATCTAAGATTTCAGATGAGTCTCCAATTGTCATTTTATTTCCATTTTCCATTGTATAAGTTCCTGCATCTAGTGGAGATGCGTCTCCGTCGTCGCTAACCGCAAACACTTTAGAGCCAATCATAAATTGTTCGTCTTCGGTTGCGATAATACGACCGTCGTCAAGTTTCATTTCAGCGTAGAATTTTACGCTATAAGATTTTGAGTTTTCTTTCATTTGAATAAGATTTAAAATTTTTTCTAGTGTTCCCATAACATTAATAAATATAAAGGTTTAAATATTGTTTATTTCTTTGAATTATTATTTCTTGAATTTAATCTCAGCACAAACTTTTTGGGCTGTTTCTTTATTTCCATATTGACGCATCATATCAGCCATGCAATTGTCCCATGAATATTTAAGTTTTGCTCTAGTGTTTATAAAGTCAACATATTCAAGTCTTTTATATTTTTTTTTACGTTTTTTAGATCCGTCTTCGGCATAATTTATTTTGGTTGCTGTTGCATGGTCTTGACAGGGCATAAAAAGTTTTTGTCCATTTATTTTGTGAATATGAAAACCTTTGCAAGATTTAAACATTTCAGCATATATCTCAGCTTCTTCTTTAGTTCTAAACAATGGCTCTCCGTCTAAACTAGCAACAGGAGTTAATTCATTTTGTAGAATAACGTCTTTAATTTTACCCATTAATATTTCGTCAGGACAGTCCTCACAAACTTCGTCTAATATATCAGCTTGTTTAGATTGCTCAATTAATCTGTCAGTAAAATATCCCTCTATGCTAAAACCACGAACAGATTTATCCTGAACTGCTTTCCATATTTCAGGATTATTTTCAACGCTTATTTGAACAAACCATGTTCCAATTGGCATATTTTTAAATCCCCATAAATTAGACTTGTCAAATTTTTCGTCTTCTTTTATCCATGATTCAACAACACTTAATCCTTTGATTGGTTCTTTATGTTCTAACGTTGCGTTGTTATTATTTAAGCTCGACATAAATAAAGACTGTGCGCGTTTTATTGTTTCTTTAGTAAAGAAAACGTCATATTCTTCGTTCGTGTCTTTATCAAGACGCGGGATTTTCTTGTCAGGAATTAAAACCGCTCCAATAAGTTGTTTTTGTTCTTCATCAACTTTTGCAAGTGATAAAAAGTCGTTATTAAAAAAAACGAAATTAGATTCTATTGCAGGAAATTTTACAACGCTGATTGCGTCCACTCCAAAAAAATCTGCTGTTTCGTCTATTATTAACTCAATTAGTTTTTTCTTTTTTTCTGCCATAACATATATAAATATAAAGTTGTTTAATTTGTTTATAACGTAGCTTGAACGTCTAATTCTTGTTGTAATGCTTGCGCGTCGCTTATATCTGATTCAACAACATATGCTTGCGCAGGCTGACTCCCTCCTAATGTTGGCGCGTCAATATTTTCCATATTTATATCTTGCGCTCCCTGTCCTCCTTGTGGAGTTAAGTCAACTGTTTCGTCTCCTCCTCCTCCTCCGTCATCTCCTCCACCACCAACGCTGTTCATAACAGCTTTTGCGCTAGCAATTCCTGATAATGCCGCTCCAACTCCTGTCGCTATTGCTAACAAGTTTCCAGGAAAAGGAACACCTGCTCCCGCTTTTATAGCTCCTGCAATTGATTGAGCTGTGTCTATTAATATTTGTGCTAGAGCTGTTCGTTTATTTTTCTTTTCACGCTCTTTGTTTAATTTAGCTGTTGCTTTGTCGTATTCTTCCTGACTAATTTCTCCGCTTTCTAATTGTTCATCTAGAGCCTGTTGTTGTGCTGTGATTTCCTCGTTTGCAATTTGATTTAAAGAACCTAGAATATTTTGAGCTGTATCAATCGCTTGGTTTGCGTTAGCGTCTCGTCTGTTTCTCTCCTCCTCAGCATAACGATTTTCGATTTCAGCTTTTTTCATTTCATATTCTTCCGTTATTAGAGTTGTGTCTTCTCCGTATTTTTGAGCCTTTTCTAATAACTTTTGATATTTTTGGTCAGCTTGATATAGTTCTAATTCTTCTTTAGACATACCCGCTTGTTTAATTTCTTCAAGCGCTTTGTCTCTATCAGCTTTTTGTTTTTCAGCTTGTTTTTTTTCGATTTCTTCTTTTTTCTTTGCTCCGTCAACTAACGCTTTTATCTCTTTGTTAGTCATTTCCTCCGTTATCTCTAAATTATATTCTTTAGCTTTAACCAACAAATCAATTCTTTCAAGTCGTTCCTTTTCTATTCGTTCCTCCTCTTTAGCAATTTGATTTGTAAATGAACCTATTTCAGCCGCAACTCTTTTTTGTTTTAGAACTGACGCTGTTTGCAATTCTATTAAACGCGCTCTTTCCTGAGCTAGCGCTTGAATATCTTCTTCACTTGATTTTCCTAGGTCAATTAATCCTTGTAATGCATTAACTTTGTCTTGTTGAATTTTCATTTCTAGATCCGCAACTCTTTTTTCTTCTGCAACTGCATTTTTTAACGCATCAAGTCTTTCCTGCATGCTTAAATTGTCGTCCTCAGCCAATAATCTAGATTCAGCAATTATTTTATTAGCTTGCGCTCTAACCAATAACATGTCTCGTTCTGCGTCTCTTATTTGTTGTAATTTTAACGTTAATGCGTCGGCGGCTTTGCCCTCCTCAATCATTTCTTTTGTAGCGCTTTTAAAACCGTCTTTAAGTGCCGCTTGTTGAGCGTCATCTAATCCTGTTGCTAACTGAACAAATGAATCCTTAGCGTCGTTAGCGCCCTCTTTTATAAGGTCTAAGTCCATTTTGAACACTCCCTTAATAACTTTTCCAAATGCTTTAAAAGTATCAATTAGGGCTTCAATTCTATTTGCAATATTTTCTTTCAATGCTTGCCATAAATCTTTAATCGCTTGTTTAGGGTCTGTAAACACTTGCATTAATTTTTCAAATAAAGGTTCTGCCCTGTCTCTAATTACATCAAACATTGCTGAAATTTTAGCTCCTGCTCGTTCAAATTTTCTAGCTGTTTCAATATTTCCACTAAACAAATCTTTTAATTTCATAAAAGCTGTTATAATAAGCCCTATTCCCATGGCTTTAAAAGCAACTCCAAGTTTTTTTGTCATTCCTGTCATTCCTCCTAAACCTTTTTGTGCGTCTTTTGATGATTTAGCTGTATTCTTAACGCCTTTTTCCAGATTGTCGATGTCTTTACCTGCGTCGCCTGTGTCAACGTCTATAACGATTTTTTTCTTAATTGTCATATTATCTAAATATTATTCTTATTAATTGTTTAAACATTCTTTTATAACTTGTGTGATATTCGTATAATCCAAACACAAAATCAAGTTCTTTGTCTTTATATTCTACCAATTGCAAATGGTCTATGCTCGGTATAATTAATTTTGTTGTGTCTTTTATATAATTCTTTAGTTCCATATTAAAAAATCTTGATTTTGAAATTGTATAGCTGTGTCATCTTGATATAAGGCATACGATAAATCAAAAGCATATTCTAAATTATAAACTTGATTTATGTCTATATCAATTGTTAATTGCCAAATTCGTTTTGCGTCTGCGATTGTATCTCTAAGTCCAAATTTTAATTCGTTTCCGTCAATATCTGTATAAATAGAAGTCGAAACAGGTTCTGTTTCTTTTAAATTATATTGAGGTGTTCCTCCTGCTGTTCCTAATTGAACTGTTGCGCTAGGACCATATTTAAAAGCTGTATAATACGAATGACATTCAACAGTTCCTAGTGGATATGTCGTATCTGTCCCTCCTATAACAACGCAAGTTGCTTTTATTCTAATAAATATTATTGCGTTTGGAGG